TAATGATTGTCTATTCATTTTGTTGTCTCTCCTGCTATTTTTATGCATTTGGCTCTCATCGGAATTATCTTCCATATCATCATCATCTGAATCCATTTCCATTTCTTCTGACATATCGTCATCTTCCATGTCCATGTCATCATCAGAATCATTTCCGCCTAATACCCTGTCAAGCGCCTCTTGCACTGCCTTTTGTGCGGCGTCAACCATATCAGCGGGAACTTCAATTTCAAAAGTTGCGATATCGTTATCTTCTACTTCGCTTGCTTCTTCATCATCTTCATCAATATTTAAATCATTAGCGCCATCTAATGGCATGTCTTCTTCATCATCGTTGGTCATTTCTTTTGCGAAGTCTGCAGTCTCTTCATGGCTGTCATCAAGGTTTAAAAATCCACCAGATGTCTCTTTTGTAAAGCCTGCCTCTCTTGCAAGATTTGGAAGATACTTTGCTCTGATAGCTTTAGCCACTGCAATTGCTTCACTTTCATTAAGTGATGCAGTGCGTTGCATGTCTGCTACACATGTTTGGAAATCTTCCTTATCGGTTGCTTTCAATTCGGCTAAACGAAGAGCGACAAATTTATCTTGAATACCAGCTGTCTTCGTACTATTTTTCATTTGTTTGTGCTGCTTCCCTCATTTATTCACGCTCAACTACTCGGCAAAGTAGTTGATATTAGTAAATACTTTCTTGAATAAAGTATTTTTTTCCTTCTTTAGTTTTAACTTTTACAATAAAACAGGGAACTATTTATTTGATAATTCCCTATTTTTTCTGTATTTTAAGTATTAGTCAATCCAAGTAATTGTAACGTCAAGTTTGCTTGGATTTTTCTTGTTTTGTGCAACGGTAGTTTTGGAAATATTTCCGCAAGAATGGCAGAAAGAAGTATCCTTAACCTTGTTAGCTTCTCTATTACCGCACTTAGGGCAGACCATACCAATTGGCAATCTTCTAGATGCTGTTCTGGTGAATCCTTCCTTTGCAGTTTCAAGATAGACATCTGCATCAACTGTAGCTGCCAATCTAAATAAACCCTTAATAGAAGCTGTAGCTGGTGGTAAACCAGGCATACCTGGTGCAGGTGCTCCAGGAGCTGCAGGTGCAGGCGCACCCATAGGACCGCCAACTGGCGCTCCAGCAGCAGGACCTAAATCGCCCATACCACCCATTTCTCCCATATCTGCCTCTGGTTCTTCATCCTTCTCGCCTTGTCCGCCTGTTCCATCAGAAATAAGCTTTAAGGACATTTGAATCTCATAAGTAGATCCACATGAATTACAGGAACCCTTAGATTCAGCAACATCTACATCATCAGAACCGCAAACTGGGCAAACTGTACCCCATGGTTTCTTATCACCAGGTTCTGACATTGCATCCATGTCTTCACCAACAGGAGCATCTGCTGCCATTGGATCTGTGATCATAGCAGAAATGCCTGCTCCACCAAATGCTCCAGCGTCCATTCCCATGTCAGGTGCTGCAGGAGCGGCCATTCCACCACCCATGCCTTGTCCTGGAGCGGCCATTTGAGCATATCTATTTAAGATTCTGCTTCTTCTTTCATTTCTTGCCATTCTAGCTTCTTCGGTCATGATGACTTGTGGCTCACCCATTTCTTCTTCAGGGCCAATTTCTCCACCAACCATAGGAACTTCAGAAACACTTTGTGCAGAGAATGATTTTGATGTTCTGGAAGATACGGTTGCAGTGATGTCACCATAAGCAGAAACGTTTAAATCTGTGAATGAGAATGTGTTAGGATCTACTGTAAAACCATTGCCTTGAAGAACTTCCATTGCCTTTTGTCTAAAAGCATCTTCAAATCCCTCATCGTTAGGCTTAAGACCATCTAAATCTTCAGTTCTGCAAACAAATCTAATTGAATCAGATGTTTCATGAGTAACTTGCATTGCTGCTGTTCTTTCAGCATTTTGCTTTGTTTCGATAGCTTTAACAATTAACTTCTCAGCTAATTCACCATCAGATACAAGCTTCTTAGCAGCTGTTACAATTGATTTAGTTGAAAGGTTAAAATTAGTAGCATAATCTGCTAACCATCCAATAACATTTGTTGAAAGATCAGTTTTAGAAGCAACTCTTTCGCCCCAGAATTCTCTTCTAGCTCTTGATTTCAATCTTGCACTAGTAGCAGAAGCTGTTCTTGCTTTGTTAACCTCAGCAACCATGGCTTCTTCATCCATTTCTTCAACTTCTTCAGCAACTTCTTCTGCAGTTGCTCCTGCCTCTTCTGCAGACATTGCCATAGCAGAGATAACTGACTTTAAATCGTTCTTAGAAATTAAAGCATCTCCAGTAACATTGCCTCTAAGTGCAGTTCTGAGTTCTTCTGATTTAGAAACCTTAGCTTTTGCTTCAGATGTAGAACCTTTAGCATTTGACATTTTCAATTCAGCAAGTTTTGTTACAGATTCCATTGTAAAATCAATTTCACTGGCTGCAACTCTGAGTGCTTCAGCAAGATCACCAGCAGTTACTGTCTTAGAAACTTTATTTCCTAAGGATGCAAGTACAGCTGTTAAAGGTGAACTTGAAACTCTTTCACTCTTAAAGAAATCTGCTTTAGATGCAAGCTTTGCACGAACACTTGTACCAGCTGATGCTGTTGCAATCATTTCAGGTAAAAGTTCTTCATTTGCAAGTTTTGTTGAAGCTTCTACAACTTCAGATGGTGTGGAGTATGATTCAACTACAGCTTCGCCTAATGCTTCAACTGTATGAACCATAACTTCATGAGCTGGAGCAGAACCTTCTACTCTACAGCACTCCAATCTTTCGTTAAGTCCTTCTTCAGAAACACCCTTATTAGCTTGTGCAACTAATTCAGATAAAGCTTCTTTGACATCAGCATCATTTACTTTATGACCATAAAGGCCAGCTGAGGTTAATGCTTCTTCACCATATTCTGCATTATCTTTTCTTAAAGATTCTAAAGATTCTTCTCTAGTCTTATCAGCATTAGGATCTGCATGCATTGTTGCAACTCCATCAGCTAAAGTCTTATAAGGAACGCCTTTTCTTTCGCCCTTGAGTTCTAATTCTTTGACATCTTTATCCATGTGAGGGGCCTTGATTGCAGTTTTAACAAAATCTTTAAGAAGATCTGCTGCAACTCTAGCACCTTGACCACTTTCCATGGCAGAAAGTTGTTGTTCAGAAAGAATTGGTTCCCAGTTTGATCTATTACCATTAGTAAATCCGGTAATAGAACCATCTGTTGAAAGAACTAAACGATTACCAGCCCCATCCTCAACCTTAAAATCGATTGTAACGGCGGCTGCTAATTTTTTGCGTTGTTCAGACGCTATCTTAGCAAAATGATCCATTTGATTATTTCCCTCCGCCCTAAGAGAATGGGGCGTATTGTTTCTAATATTTTTATTTCGTTCATTAGCAACTCTAATAACGTTTTGAGTAACAGAAGCAATAGATGTATTATCTGACAATGCTTCTTTGAATTGAATCAATCCCTTAGTTAGTTTTATAAATGAACTATCTTTGGGTTGAGTTGATGTGCTGGCAAAGACTTCTCTTCTGCCATCTTTAGATGCCCATACAAGATTATGTGATGAAGAAGCTAATGCAACAGCTCCTCCAACGCCTTGCTGTCCACTTGTAAATAATGCAGGCTCTATCATTCTGCCTACATTTCCTGCTGGCATATAATTGGCAGGAGCAACATTACTTTGTTGAGGTTGTTGTGGTTGTTGCTGAGGTTGTTGTTGTAATTGCTGTTGGTTTAAAGGTTGTTGTCCTTGTCCTCCTCCAGTGTCAATTCCATCATCAATCATGTCTTGCATTGTTGATTGAAGATCTGCCATTGATTTAGTAATTTTGCCTACGTGTACTAAATCAACATTGTCTTTACGTGCAAACATATTCATCACAGCTACTTCTAAAAAGTTAAGTGATAAATTGATAAGATCTAAAATATTTAAACCAGCTCTAGGATCAATTCCCAAAGCTCCTAAAACTGCTTGGACTGTAGAGTTTTGGTTTGCGCCTTCTCCAGCCATCAATTGTCCGCCTACTAAAGTACCGGCAGATTGAGCTAATTTAATTGAAGTTCTAGCGGTATTTTCTGCTACTCTTAAACATTCTTCATATTCGTGTCTTACAGTTGGGTCTGATGGAGCGCCTTGTTGAGCAACCACAATATTTGCAATTAATTCAGAGGCTTTCTTTTCAGCATCAGTGGCAGCATTAAGAATATCGTCAACATCATAGATTTCTTTAATTTCACAAGTATCAAAGGCACCATCACCTACACAAGAAAGCTCAATGAATTTTAAATCATAGTTTTCTTCATAAATGGATTTGCCTGTACCGTTTTCCTTTTTGCCTTTCCACTTTTTGAGACAAGAACAATATTCTTTTTCTGTGTATGCTTTATTTCCGCACTTAGAACATATTCCATAGGCAACCGAACAGCCCATTGATACATCGTGAATTACACCAGTGCGGATATTTCTAGCAATATCAGGATAAGCTTCTTCATCTACGAAAAAAGTACAATAAACACAATTTTCAGATTCTTCCCATTCAGCATAAACGACCATGCCTTTAGCTTGCTCAATATCATCATTCTTATGGTTGGTGTAAATTGGTACACCTTCGAATGTTTTATAAGCTGGGATTTTCTCGCCCTTAACTTCAACTTCTTTTAATAATTCAGCTTTAGAAAAATAGTCTCCATTATGATTGACCGTATCTGCATCAATGGATCTAGCTCTTACCCAAAGAAGCTTAGCATCTTTACGAGCTTTCATTTCTTTGACAATATCGAAATCTTTATATTTTTCTAAAACTTCTGAAGGATCTGCATACAAAGATTGCAAACCAATCTTAGCAGCCTCTCTCATTTGTTTGGAAGCAGTTTTAAGCATATGTTCTCTTGCAGTATTTCTGTCATGTTCGGTGAGAAAACTATTAATTGTTATAGGCCCACCTATTGCTACTCTGTACATAAATAAATTTTTCTCCTGCAATTGTTTAATGCTGAAACAATTTTAGACATTTACTCTAATTTCTCTTCTCAGTTTTTCTCTAAAAATCCTGTTCAAACAATAAAACCTATCGAAATCGATAGGTTTTTTGTACACATTCAAGAAGAATTAAATCTTTATTTCATCTGGATCTTGTGCTTGAGATTTTCCACTTTTCTTTCGTATTGCTTGCATAACAACATTCAATACATCTTGTGGATGATCATTTAATTCTTTATCTGTAAATCTCAACATAACCCATCCATTAGAAGCAAGTTCAATATCTCTTCTTTTATCTTTTGCAATTTTTTCAGGATTGTTATGCCAAATTTCACCATCTGCTTCGACTCCAATCTTAAGTGTTGGAATTGCTGCATCTAATTGATAATCCATAGTAGGACCGGCTGAATATTGGGCATACAATGGATACGGCAGGTTAATAGAAAGTAAAAGACCATAAAGTTTCTTTTCTATTGAAGTAAACATTTGAGTTGGTGGTTTTTCCATTTTCTTTGCAGCATATACAGTTCTTGTATCTTCACTATTTGCAAAGCTATATTGTTCATATTCTGCGGCATAATTTAATGCTTTTGAATAAGGACCGCCAAAAGGTAATGGACTTAAAACACCACCAAAACCATCATAAGTTTCAGGTACAGATCCAAGCCTACCACGTCCAGAAACAGGTGATAAACTTCTTACAAAGCCTTCATGTGCTGCTGATTTAAATCTTCTTCCAGCAACTCTAACATTAATCAAACTTGAATTATTTTCCAAGTTTTCATAGTAGAGTTCGTTCATAATAGAAGAAGCTAATCTATAATTTTGTATGGAGTTATTAGCCATAGGCATACCTGGCATTCCACCACCCATGCCTCCCATACCGCCAGGAGGAGGTGTCATTCCCATACCAGGAGCACCCATACCCATATCCCCACCACCAGCACCAAATCCTTGTCCAGTTACATCACCAGATTGGAAACCATTATTAGTATCCAAATTGCCAAATGCTGGGTTTTGAACAAAGTTAGACCCTTGTTCAAATCTAAGTCTTTCAATTTCTTGATCAGGGTCTAGTCCAAATTGCTCAATAAGAGTCATGTTTGAAATAACACCATTTGAGTTAGCAGTTACAAGCATCTGCAATTTACCGGTGTCATCTCTTAATTGAAGATCATCAAACTTAATTGTAGGAAAGATAATTTCTTCTTGTCCTCTTTCGCCTTCAATTGTAAAACCATTCCATTCAGCAACAGGTTTGAATACACATTGTTCAACCCATCTTGCCACTTCTCTTCTAAATGTCTCTAATCTTTGAGCCATTGCAAGGAGACCAACTTGAGCATTACCATATGTTGGACCTTCACCATTGAGGAGAGCTTTGTTGAGCATTACACCATCTAGGATTTCTTGATCAATTAATTCATATTCATTAGTTAATTGAAGTACTTTTCCAGAGGCGCCAACATAATCAAAGTCAAAAGCATGGTGAGTGACTAGTGTAAGGTTAGGGTCATTAGCAATTGCAGCCAACTCATCTTGAACCGAATCGAGGTCTTCTTGTGACGCTGGCCTTTGATCATTTCCTACCTTCACAACTTTAACTGGAAGGATATGTCTTTCTGCAACAATCCATTGAGATTGTCTTAATTTATCTTTAT